TGGTGACGACAGAAGCATAACCGTAAATCATGCGTTGCTCATCATCAACCTTGGTAATCTTACCACTTGTTTCGAATTTAGTCATATCACCCACCGATGTATCTGCTTCCCACATGCGACAGGACCAGTAACCAGCCGTTGTCTTATCACTCTTGGTGTCGCATGAGTGGCGGGAGCGGAAATTAGCCCTAGCTTTGGGATCATCCCTACGGATTTCCATGTTAGGGTCACCGAAAGTCACTCGCTTAACCTTGCCACCATCCTGTACGAACACTTCAAACTTCTTGTTGCCACCTTGAATACGACGAGGTTTGTTGAGGGTTACTTTTTCACCCTGATAGTCAGCTTTCGTAAAATCTAAACTCATCAGTTCAACTCTCGTGTAATAACCAGAGGGAGGCTACCAGTATTAGGGAAGGTCTCTACAGAAGCATCAGCGTAGGTCACTTCAAACTCTACATAGTAGGTTCCTACTGTAGCTGTATCACCAGCCTGCCAGTCATACTGAACGACACCACCAAGGGCATTAGTGATTGTCATTTGCTCATCAAGAACCAGACCACCCCCGATAGCCTTCATGTGCAGCATAACAGTAGCGGCTGTTAGGTTTACAGGTGCAAGGTTAGCATCAGAGAGGGTAGCCTGCAAAGATGGCGAAGTATCATTCTGTCCAATTCTAAATGCCATTACGCTGCCCTATTTTGGTTATTGCTAAATGTAGCTGAATTAGTTGCTTCAGATAGCGTAGCTGTGTTGTCAGAGTTAGCTGTGACTGAAACTATTCTTTTCTTGGAGGGGTTGATGGTAAGTTGTCCAACAACAGGGATACCAGTCGTAATGCTATCGGCAAGAAGTACGAACACAACAGTAGCCGTGATGGGTTGAACAACAGGTTGACCAGTAGTAATACCATCAGCCGACAGATTATGGTCTTGACTTAGGTCAGAAGCATCAACCGTAGTCTCACCAGTTGTTATGCCCTCAATGGAAATAACGACAGTAATCTGAGCGTTAGTTTCACCAACAGTGGGGGGTGCTGTAGTAATGTTAGCTGCTGTGAGCGTATGCACCTGACCGATAGATGACACACCAACAACAGGCTGACCTGTAACAATAGCAACGGGAATTAGGGAATGATCTTGCGTAAAATCGGGAGAGCCTACTGTAGGGACACCAGCCGTGACAGGATCAGCATTAAAGGTCTCATCTTCCGACATCGTAATTGATGGGAGAGTGGGCTGGCCTGTGGTGATAGCAGTAAGCGTAAGGTCATGGTCTTGGGCTACGCTAGATGTACCTACAGTGGGCTGACCTGTAGTGACCCCATCAGCAGAAATAGCCGTTGTGAGAACAATGTCTGGCGACCCAAGGGTAGGTTGTCCTGTCGTGATAGCTGTAGGTGCTAAGTCATGATCTTCAACAACCGTTGACGACTGAACAACAGGTGATCCTGTCGTCAAAGCATCTGGTGCTAAGTCATGGTCTTGGGCAATGCTTGAGGCACCAACCGTAGGCTGACCTGTAGTGATCCCGTTAGCAGAAATAGCTGTTGTGAGAGCAACACCTGACGACCCAACAGTAGGTTGTCCTGTCGTGATATCGTTTGCTGCTAGCACATGCTCTTGAACAACCGTTGATGACACAACAACAGGTGATCCTGTCGTCAAAGCATCTGGTGCTAAGTCATGGTCTTGGGCAATGCTAGGGCTACCAACAACAGGTGATCCTGTCGTCAAAGCATCTGGTGCTAAGTCATGGTCTTGGGCAATGCTTGAGGCACCAACAACAGGTGATCCTGTCGTCAAAGCATCTGGTGCTAAGTCATGGTCTTGGGCAATGCTTGAGGCACCAACAACAGGCTGACCAGTCGTAATGTCATTGCCATTCAGCCCGTAAATTACGTCAGCAGTAACCCCATCATCCGCAAGCGGTGCAGAGGCGAGAGGGCTAAAACCTAACATAGGTCACTCCTAAGGTTTGGTGGGCCAGACGACACTAAACGGAAACCCGCCTTGGTCTGGCACATCGCGCAGGGCTTGACGGTAGGTTGTCATTGCCTCGCTCATTGTGTTGTCGCTTAGGGCTTGCCAGTCTGTTGCTTGCAGGAGTTGGTCACGATGGTTGCGAATAGCATCCTCTGCCTGATCCTGCGGCTTGTTGACGACCGTGTAGCCAATGAACCAGCGATTACCGTGAATAGGCTGACCTACCTGAGACTGGTCTACCTCGCCTGTGATATGGTTTGTGGCATCTTCTTCTGTCTTCAGACGGATCACCTCTTTGTGAGGCATATCACCCATTACTAAATTTTGTACCAACGGCTCATAGGCTGGCTTAGACAGTTCAATCACTGGATGCACCAGATGGCGCTTCAGCATCGTGTCAGGAATGATGCGAGGAAAGCTAGTCTTAGGGTGGTCACGACGAAATTGCCCGATTGTGTAGGGAAATTCTACGGGCTGGTCGTTTGTGATCTTAACGTGCATTTGGAGCTCCTATTTAGCTGAAGTTGTCACCTATCAAGCGTCCGTAGTAAGTTGTGCCACCATCAAGCGTGAGGAATCTTAGTATGTCCGTCTCACCGTCAGCAGGGGCGGTAGGGGGTGTACCTGCTGGCCACTCGACAGACGCAGGGTATGTGAAGGTCGCATCTACGGCAGAGCCTGTGGAGTATTGCCATACTGCATCCCCACTAGACCCAATAATATACATCTTTAGGCCGTCAGGTTTGAATAAGATGCCGGATGGATTTGTTTCTTGAGCGGCAACACTGAAGTTCTGAAGGTAAGAAGCTGAAGTTACATCCCAAGCTGTGCTTAGGTCGTATTCGTTTACGTCTTGTCCAATATTCCCAATAACGTACATCTTTAAGCCATCAGGTTTGAAGAAGATGCCTTGTGGATTTGTTTCTTGAGCAGCAACACTGAAGTTCTGCAAGTAACTGGCTGAAGTTATATCCCAAGCTGTGCTTAGATCATACTCATTAACATCATCTCCAGTAGACCCAAGAATGTACATTTTTGTCCCGTCAGGTTTGAAGAACATGCCGGTTGGATTTGTTTCTTGAGCAGCAACACTGAAGTTCTGTAAGTAACTGGCCGACGTTACATCCCAAGCTGTGCTTAGGTCATACTCATTTACGTCTCGTCCACTAGTCCCAAGAATGTACATCTTTGTCCCATCAGGTTTGAAGAAGATACCGGTTGGAACTGTTTCTTGAGCAGCAACACTGAAGTTCTGAAGGTAAGAAGCTGAATTTATATCCCAAGCTGTGCTTAGGTCATACTCATTAACATCGTCTCCAACAGTCCCAAGAATGTACATTTTTAGGCCATCGGGTTTGAAGAAGATACAGGAGGGAGATATGTCTTGAGCGGAAACACTGAAGTACCCTTCAGTGGGAAAATCAAAGCTGGCAGCGCTTAGGTCCCAAGCTGTGCTTAGGGTGTAGGAATAGACTGCATTTCCACTATCCCCAATAACGTACATCTTTGTGCCATCGGGTTTGAAGAACACGCCGGATGGATTTGCTTCTTGAGCGGAAACACTGAATTTGCGCAAGTAAGATGCAGTAGAGATATCCCAAGCTGTGCTTAGGTCATACTCATTTACGTCGTCTCCAGTAGCCCCAATAACGTACATCTTAGTCCCATCCGGCTTAAAGAAGATACCTTGTGGAGTTGCTTCTTGAGCAGCAACACTGAAGTTCTGAAGGTAACTAGCCGTAGTGATATCCCAAGCGGTGCTTAGGTCATACTCGTTAACATCGTCTCCAACGGACCCAATAACGTACATCTTTGTGCCATCGGGTTTAAAGAAGATGCCGGTTGGAAATGCTTCTTGAGCGGCGACACTGAAGTTCTGCAAGTAAGACGCAGTGCTTATATCCCAAGCTGTACTCAGATCATACTCGTTTACATCGTCCCCAGTATTCCCAATAACATACATCTTTGTGCCATCGGGTTTAAAGAAGATGCCGGTTGGAGATGTTTCTTGAGCAGCAATACTGAAGTTCTGTAAGTAAGATGCAGTAGAGACATCCCAAGCTGTGCTTAGGTCGTACTCATTTACGTCGTCTCCAGCCACCCCAATAACGTACATCTTTGTGCCATCGGGTTTAAAGAAGATGCCTTGTGGACTTGTTTCTTGAGCAGCAACACTGAAATATCCATAAGCAGGTGGCTCTGCATTAGCTAGGTCATAGCCGTCAGAAATATACAGGCCAGTTAGCCCCAACGTAAATCCGAGGGCAGTACCCGTCGTAGGGGGGTTGCTAAACACAAACGTAGTGTCA